TAAAAAAACAAGATTTGATTATCATTTTGATATAATGGAAATTTCTTTTACGGAGAATAAGTGATGGCGGCGACAGCTAAAATTACCATACGAGTTGAAGTAAGTGGATTAGGAAGTCAGGATATTGATTTATCTCATCATTTTACTAATAGTGTAAATCCTGAAGAAATTCTCCACCAATACGCTGTAATTGGTGCAACAGAAACAGACCTTAACTTGGGCGATATTGCTGTTACAGATTTATTGGGTGTCCTGCTTATAGCTAAAGGCACTGCTGATATTGATTATGTAGGAATAATGATTGATAAAACAGATATTGATTCTGTTCCTTCAACTGCCGCTGACAATATAACTCTTAATGCAGGAGAATCTATTTATTTGAGTTTTAATGGGTCAGACCAGGGGTTGAAGTCAACGGGAAATATCAGAGTAAAAGGTGCAGCAGCTACCACCGCAATAGAATATTTTTGTTTTGCTAAGAATACCTAATGACTAAAAAAGAAATTCATATTGCTTTATTGAAAATTGTAGAAATTATTAGTCCAAAGTCTAGCTTGAATAAAAATAATTCAATCAAGGATTTTTTGTCATATACCGAGACTGCTGTTGTTTATTTGAAATTAGATAGTGAGGCTCTGCAAAGAGAAAAGAATATTTTGAAAAAACAATTAAAGGAAAAATAGATGCCAATTTATGGATATCAGTGTGAGTGTGGAAATTATTTTGATGATTTTTGCAGAATCAAAGACCGGAAGGCTGAATTAAAATGTCCTCATTGTGGTGAAATGGCACAGCGAGATTGGACTAATAATTCACCACAGAAAGATAATGTAAGATATTCCTGGTCAATGGCAGTTAATCCAGACCAGATACAGGCGGCTATGAAGGCTTACCCTGGAAGTAAGTATCTTTCAAATGGGCAGCTTGTTGTTAAAAATAGAAGAGAAAAATTAACTCGTATGAAACAAAGAGGGTTGGTAGAGCTTGACAATTAAGGAGACAGAAATGAATGAAAAATGTGATTTAAATGTTCGTGAATTTTTCTTTCAAGTACATCCTGAAGAGTGTAAAGAAAAAGTAAAAACTATGATTGATGATTTCCTGCGATTATCATTACAGCAACATCCAAAAGTAGATATTTATGATTATCCTACTGGAGCAGGGTTTGTTCAACAGTTAGAGTATGGTTTTGGTACAGCTTTTCGTGGTTTTGATTTGAAAAAAATAAGAACTGACGAACAGTTATTTGAATTGGTTAAGAAGAAAATATTAGATTCTTTTGTAAATATTAAAAATCTAATAGATTCTGATTTTATAAGTATAAATAGTATGGGTATTGATGATATAAAATCTTTAAATGGGGAGACAAATTGTGGAACTTTTTAATCATGTGTTTGTAGATGGGACTTCATTGATAGTGCTTGATAAGAAACTTGGCATTGCTGAGAAGGAGGTTTTGACAATTCAATTTAATTTTATGCGGGGTGGTCAAAGGAAATCTATCGAAGCTGCTCTGTATGATATGGATAGGCAGAAAGATTTAGGTGTTATTTTATACAAGGCTCTGCAAGAAAGATATGGAACTGTAGAGACCTTATCAGATACAACTTCTGTGGTTAAAAAATATAACGTAAAAACCTGTGCTGAATGTGGGAAGGAATTTACACCTACCTCACCAGCAATGAAAAAATGTTTGAATTGCAAGGGAGACAAATAATATGGCAGATGAAATTGAAAAACAGGATACCCAAGAGACTGTTGAGCCGGATACTGAAGAACAGGTTGTTGCTCAAAATGAAGAGGATGAAAATGGAGTTCCTTCTGCTCTTACAAAAATATTAAATAAGTTACGAGGTAAGAAGGAAACTTCTGAGGATAGTGAAGAAAGTAAAGATACTGAATCTGAGGATTCAGCTGAAAAAGAAAGTGATAGTGATTTTGAAAAAAATCAAAATACTGAAGATTCTGAGGAATCTGAAGAAAAAGAGGCAGAGAAAACTTCCGAGTCTGAGGACGAAAAGGAAGAGATTGACTCTCGCTTAGTGGCGGCGGGAAGAAGGCGTGGTTGGAGCAATGAGAAGATTGTTTCTATTGCCGAAAACGCTCCAGGAGTATTGGAAGATTTAGCTGATTTGATGGATACTTTAGACAAAGAAAATGCTCCTAAACAGGATGTTCAGGTAGAAGAGAACCCTAAGCCACAAGTTACAAAAATAGATAAGTTTGAGTTAAATGAAAAAGCTATCAGTGAGTTGAAAGAAAAATATGGCAATGAAGCTGTCGAAGGAATGATTGATAATCTTATTCGACCCCTTGCCGGAGTGTTAAATGATACCACTGAACAGATTAATTCCCTGCGGGGAACTCTTAAAGAAAAAGAAGAGACTCAAACTCGTGATGAGCAAATATCTGTTTTTGAAAACGTAAATGGGGTTTTTGATGATATGTCAGAAGATTTTCCTGAACTTGGTAAATATTCTGATATTACTATGAAAGGTGAGCTTGATAAAAATTCAAAGGCTTATCAAGTTCGTTCACAACTGTATGATGTTATGATGATGTTTCACAACAATGGACACTCTTTATCTGATTCTATCGATAGTGCTTTTCGATGGTATAAGGGTGAGGGTGCTGAAAAGGCTATACAGAAGAAGGTTGTAAAAGACCTTGCTTCTCGTAAGAAAAAGTTTTCTCCTAAACCTTCTAATAAGAAACTCCAAAAGACTTATAAGACACCGGAGGATGAAGGAGTGGCTATTATTGACGAGGCTAAGAAGAAGGCTGGTATTACATAATCTTTTCACAAGGATGTTAAAGATAAAAAAGGAGTTAAATCGTGGAAATTTCAATAGAACAATCTATAGATGTAGGTATGGCTACACTGTCTGCTCATAAGAAAGATGCTTTGCAGCTTACTTTCAATGAGTCCTGCTATACTCCAATAAATATGTTGTTTGGTGAGAAGAAGGAAATTCTTGGTGGTGGTGATAATGTTAAGGGTTGGATTACTCTCGGCGATACCGGCAATGCACGTCATATCTCGCTGTGGGAAGAGGATACCGAAAACGTAGTCAACACTGACCACGAAATTAAGGTTGATTGGACTCATGCCTCAACTAATATGTCTTATAATCGTATTGAGTTGGGGATGAATATGGACGATAGCCTTAGAACTTATCGTTATTTGAATGGTAAAAGACAGAATATGTTTAGAGAGTTTTCAGAACTCTTGCAGACTGCTATCTTTTTGTCTCCTACCAGTGCAACCGATAAGAAAAATCCTCATGGATTGACTTCGTGGCTGTCCCAGGGCACTGATGATTCCACTGGTGATTTTACAGGTACATTGGGTCGTTATAATGATGGTAGTGGTTCTACTTATCCTGTAGGTGGAATTAGTGGTTCGACTTACAGTCGATGGGCAAGTTACTATGCTGACCATAATGGCAATCTTGGTGATAATCTTTTAGTTCTGCTTGATAGAGCTACCCGCAGGACTAATTTTATCCCAATGATTGTTCCTGAAAAGATTGGTGAGGCTGCATCTTTTGGTAACTTCCGTTATCTCACAAACGACAATGTAATTGGTAATCTTAATCAGTTACTTCTCAAGAGTGATGATAAGGTTGGAGTAGATTTGGGCAAGTATCACGGTCTGACAGTTTATAAGGGTATTCCATTTGTGTATGTTCAGCAGCTTGATACTGCTAATCAGTATGCTTATGGTGCTGATCCGCTGTGGGGTGTGAATTTTGACCATTACAAAACTCATGTTTTGGCTGCAAATAATTTTGTTATCGGTAAGCCCTATCCGAGAGACCAGCAGCACAATGTGTTGAAGGTTACTGTTGATTTGAGTTATTGCTTCTTCTGTGATAATCGTCAAAAATTAGGCTTTCTTATTAACGAGTATGAAGGTTCTTAAGTTTTATCGTGAGCATACGAGAAAGGATTTTCTCAAAGCTCTAAAGGAGTCGCTTGGGGATACGCTAACGGGCGACTCCACGAATATTATTAAGCGGATTGAAAGGATTTAAAATGCCTGCTATGACACCTTTTGGAACAAATACTAATGCAAGGAAGAAAAGAGTTTATTACACTGAAGAAAGTGACATCTATGAAGGGATGCCAGTATGTTATGAATTTGATGCTACTGCCAATGTTCTTAACTATGACAAAGAGGCCGGTGGTGATGCACCAAGTCAATCTTCGCCGAGTACAACTGCTGAAGGTTATCAGAATGAAGGGAAGTTTCTTCGAGTAGAAGACCCTGGTAGTGATAACATTCATGCTTTTGCTGGTGTTGTTGCTGGAACAAGTCATTCTAATACGGCTGGCCCACGTTGGTTGGATATTTATATTCCCAACGGAGCGGTTGTTCCGGTAAGAACAGATGCAAGTACAACTGTTGGTGTTACCGTTCTTGGCATTGCCAGCGGCTCAACTTTATGTGCATCTGGGGGTCGTCCTGTGGCCCTTGCTTGTGAAACCGTTAACCGTTCAAACATAAATGGTATTACACTTGCTAAGTTAGACCCCAACATGTTTGGACTTTATCAGAACGGTGTTGGCAGTGGTCAGACATTTAACGGTTTGACGGGTGCTGTTGCAAACACATTGAAAAATGTATTTGCTAATACTTCTGGTTCAACTTGTAACTTGCTGGTTCACACCACAGTGAATGGAGAGCTTGCTGCTTCTCATAATGAGTGGTCTGTGTTGGGCTATCTTGCTGTGAGTGGTTCTATTACTGCTGCTGGATATAGTAGAGCAGTGTTGGCTCAGACAGTAATGAGTGGGACTATCAATCATGGTGGTGCAGTAGCTTGTGGTCTCCATGCCCAAATTACCGGAACTGTTACAAATACACTGGCACAGCGTTGTGCTGCCGCTATCTTTGAATATGGCCTTAGTGAAAACCCCAATACAGGTGATGCGGATGTTATCTTCCTCTACGCCAATGGTGCAGAGGATGTTGATAGCTACGTTCATATGTGGGGGGACGGTGAGAGGGCCAGTGTTATCTGGAAGTTTAGTGGTTGTGGTGGTTTGTCAACATCTGCACTCATCAAGTTAATGGGTACTGGTGGTATGTGGACTAACACAGGTAGTTGGATGCAGATACCAATCGACATAAACGGTACTACATACTACATTCCGGCTGGTGCTGCGTTGTCAGAAGCATAAGATGTTTTTATGGATAGGGCCATTGTGGCCCTATCCCTTTTTATTCTTTAAGGAGACAGTTTATGAAGAAGTACAGATTAGACCTAAGTGAGTATAAAGTTACTCTCAAAGTCAATGTTCGTAACAAGGAAACCAATACTGTTGAGTTAAAAGAAGAGGCACAAGTTTATCCTCTTAAAAATAACTTATCTCAGTGGTTGAGGATTCCTGGAATCTGGAAAGACGGTGTGGAGATTTGTGATGCTGTTGATTTAGCAAAGCAAATTAAAAACTGTACTAAAGATTCTTTAGAAATAAATGAAGAGGAATTGAAACTTCTTCATAGGACGTTAAATAAGTTAATTGAGCAGAAAGAAGATTTAACCAAAGGCATTATGCCTTTGGGTGGTGAGGTACACGAAGAGGCTATTCGTAGAGTATTTCGTTGTTATGAAGAAATAAAATAGACAGAAATGGATTAACTGTCTCCTGTGGAGTGGGAGAGGGAAGGGAAACCAACCGCCCACTCCATTTTTAAGGAAAAACGATGTCAAGTTTGAAACTCACATTCGAGAATGTTTATGATGAGGTTGGGGTATTCTTAGGAATAGGCACAAGTCCCGATACTGCTGAACTTGTTAAGATTAAGAACATAACTTATAGAGGTTATAGGAATTTTCTTTTCCCAGCAGGACATCTTTGGAGTTTTCTAAAGCAAGAAGCTACAATTACTACCTCAGCCGGTGCTTGGGTTTATGAACTTCCTGCTGATTATGGATTTCTTGTGCGAAAATTTGAGTTTGGTGCTGATGACAGTTATCCAGTTTTAAGGTCGAGAAGTGTTGCTCAAATTATGTCTATGAGAAATATGAGTGATTCAAATTCTTGTCCAAAATATTATGCTGAACGTGCTGGAAATTATCAACCGGAATCGGGCCAACGATATGAGGTTATACTCCATAGTCCACCTAACGGAGTTTATACTTTTAATTATTCTTACTGTATTGAGCCTGCAAAGCCTGTAAATGATGCTGACTACTTTGTGGGTGGAATGTTAGCTTCCGAGTGTATTCTTGAAAGTGCTTTGGCTGTTGCTGAAACACAAGAAGATGAAACAATAGGTATTCATAGTCAATTAGCTGCTGAGGCAATAACTAAATTAGTTGCGTGGGACATTAAACATAGCCCCGCATCTGTAGGTTTTAATTATGATACAGGATTATTAAGGTCTGTATCCTGGAGAGAGTGGTATATTCCTGAAAAACTGAGCACGGGAGTTTATGGTGTTGAGTAGAAAATGTTGTTTTATTTAAATCAAAAATTTTAGGAGAATAAGATGAGTGTTGCAAATTGGGGAACTAATGAGGTAAGATGGCTTGACCTTTACAAAAAGACTATTACTGAAAGTTATACAGTGATTGTTGGTGCTGACCATTACAGAGATTCTATTATTATTTGTGATGATTGTGCTGCCGATGCTACAATTACTCTGCCTGATGGTATATATATCGGTCAGAGAGTAGTCATTTTAGTTAAGTCGGATGTAAATAATAAAACTGTTACTGTTACTCCTGATAATGGTACTGGTAGTTCTTTAACTGCGGAGAATGATTTTGTTGAAGAATTATGGTCAGGTGAAAATTGGATTAGGATAGCAAGCACAGAAACGTAAAATGAAATAAATTTCCTGAATTTATGGGAGAAATTTAGATGTCTGATTTAGCAAATTCTAATCTGATTATGGGTAGCACTCTATTTGGGACACAATTATTGACTATTGCAAATAATGTAGCTACTGGAACAACTCAGGCTTGTAAGAGTGTATTGGTATTAACTGATGGTTCTGATGTTAATATGGCTGTGCAATCTTCTGGTGCTGCCGATGTTAATGATTTTCTATTGCCTGAAAAACAAGCCATACCAATACCTGTTGATGATGTAAGTAAGTTGACGTTTTATGGTGCTACTGACGGCAAAAAGATTTATATTTTATGGCGAGGTTAATTGTGATATGCTTCTTTCTGATGGTGTTATAGCTCAATATAGATTTAATGAAAGTTCAGGTATAAATGCTCCTGATAATTCTGGTCAGGGCAATGACGGAACACTTGTCAATATGGGAGATACCAACTGGAAGGCTGGGGTGATTGGAAATTGTATCAGTCTGGATGGTACTGACGAGTATGTAAACATCGCAAGTGGTATTTACCCAACGTTACAGGCTTTGTCTACCGGTAGTATTTCTTTTTGGTTCAATTCCCACAATACGGGTAATAATAATACCATATTTGCTGTCAATGATAGCGATGATGCTGCCAGTTACGTTTGGCTGTTCAAATACGGGGTTTCTGATGCGATAGTAATTTGGGTTCAGGAAAACGGTGGATGGCAATTCCGCTGGGAGTCGACGGCGACATTTGCCAACGACCAGATTTGGCATCATCTTGTTTACTCTGTTGGCCCAGGTGGTAATGCTATCTACATTGACGGTGAGCTTGCTGCTGGCAATTATATAGTAGGGGACGCTACAAGTCAGATATTTTTTGCTGATATACCCAACATCGATTTTGCAGCTATCGGTGCGTATAAGTCTGGTGGGGGCGAAGCTAATTACTGGATTGGTCTGATTGATAATGTGATAATATATAATCGGGCAATTTCTCTTGAAGATGTAAAAGCTCTTTATAGTAATGGGGAAGGACGTGAAATATTGTTACGCAATAAGTCCTTCTTTCATAATGCTAATATGACAAATTATTGGGGATTTTAAGGAGTAATTAAAATTAGTAACGTGAATTTTGAACTTCCGATGCGAGGAATTAGCATGTCCATGCCTGGAGATAAACAACCATCTTTGACTTCTGGACACATAAATAATGTGCGTCCACGTGATACCCTTGAGAAACGGATAAGAATAGGACAACGACCTGGGTTGGGCAAATGGAGTACAGACCAAGTTGGTGGAGCTGATAATCCAGTTGTGGCTGTTTGTCAGGTGACTTCAATTTCCTAATGAAACGATTAGAATTATTAAATAGACGTTTTGGCAGACTAAAAGTAATTTATAATTATATGATAACGAGCGTCAGCTAATGTCTACATTATACGAATCATATTCAACTTCTGAAGACCCCTGGAATGTTTTAATAATTACTGACCCAGGGGGAGACCCCAATGATTATGCAGCACAGACATTTACTCCTTCTATAAGACATGCAATTACGTCTGTTAAATTGCGTATTTCTAAAGGAAATTATACTGATGTTGATTCTGATATTTATATAGGCATTAAAGCTACCGATGTTGATGGCAAACCAACAGGTGATGATTTATGTAGTGGTATTATAAATACTGATGATGTTCCAAGAAATCGACCAAGCGGCATTGCTAATTATATTGAATGTACTTTTAGTCCTGGATATACTTTAGAAATAGGCACTGTTTACGCAATAGTTTTGCGTTATCCTGTACCTCCTGATACAGATAATGATAGTATATATTGGGGGGGCGGTAGTGGAGACTTATACGCAGCTGGAAAGGCTTGGACAACCAGAAATGCTGGAGTGAGTTGGACTGAGTTAAATACAGATGGTAATTTTGGAGAATACGGTATTCCTGTTGAATCTCCTGGTCAAGGAGATGCCTTTATAGGTGCTTATGTAAAAAGGTTGGTTGTTGCTTCTAATAATAAAATTTGGTATGAGAATAATTAATGGCTGTAGATTTAACAGAACAATTTGCTAAGAAAAAATTAGTTGTGGCAGGAAGTAGTGCTATATATTATGAGGATATTGATGTGGCTGATGGAGATATGACAGAACTGGATACCAGTGGATACACTGTTGATACTACTAAACAACTGGTAATGTTTGAGGGATTTCAGAAAGTATTTGTTGTTAATGGTTCTAAACTTGGAGTAGCAGATTTTGTAAATACTAAATTGACTGTAACTGCTTTGACAACTGCCCCAACAAGAGGCTCTATTGTTACACAAGCTACTTCTACTGCTACAATGATAGTTGATTTTGTTAATACGGCAAAGACTGAAATTTATGGCTATGTAACAAGTGGAACTTTTGTTACTACTGGTGGTTATACATTATCTGGTGGTGGTATGTCCCCTGCCCCCGTGCCATCGGCAGTAACCAGTAATCCACATTGGTATCAATGGACGGTTTATCCAGGAGGTTCAGCGGGAACAATGCCTGCTGAAGCATATCTTGGTTGTCTTTATCGAGGTCGTTGTGTATTAAGCGGCAATAGTAATTATCCCCATCAATGGTATATGTCAAGACAGGCAGACCCCTTTGATTGGAATTATACTGCTAATGATGCTCAAGCTCCTGTGGCCGGTGGAAATTCGGATGCAGGGGAAATAGGAGATATAGTTAAAGCAATGATTCCTTATAAGGATGATTATCTTCTCTTTGGGTGTGCAAGCTCTCTTTGGGTATTAAGAGGAGACCCCTGTGCTGGTGGTTCTCTCGATGAAGTAAGTTTAACTACTGGAATGTTTGGAGCAATGAGTTGGTGTTGGGATGATAAAGACAATCTTTACTTTTTGGGAAGCGATGGTATTTATGTAATCCCCCCTGGATTTGGCTCACCTCAAAATATAAGTATTGGAACATTACCAAAACTTCTTGATGACTGGAATTTAGACCCATCACTTCATAGAGTTACAATGGCATTTGACCCACATAGAAATGGGATATTAATTTGCAAAACAACTCTTGCAGATGGCACTAATTTAAATTATTGGTATGATTTAACTACTCAAGGATTTTTCCCCGAAAGTTATCCTACAGCTTGTGGTGTTTATTCTGCGATGTTTTATAATTCAAACGATGATGCTTATAGGGGATTGATTTTAGGTTGTAAAGATGGTTATATTAGAAGTTTTTATAATGCAGAAAAAAATGACGTGGGAGATGCAGATGTAGTAATAGATAGTTATGCAACACTTCCAATACGAGAGTTTAACCCCGATGGAGATAAGGAAGTTAAGTTAAATTCTTTAACAGTTACACTCGCTGGTGGTGCTGAAGGGGGGTCTTTTGGTGATACAGACGAAGTAACTTGTTCAATATATTCAGGGGCAGACGCAGAGACAGTTCTTGAAGATATAAAAGATGGAGAGACTGGACAAATAACAAAAACCTGGGAAACAGTTGATACTGTAAATCCTACGGGGAGACAAAATAGAATAAGAGAAAAAATTCGTGGACGATATATAGGAATTAAATTTTCCAACGATGGTTCTGATGAGACATGGGCTATTGAAAAAGTCTGTGGAGAAATAAAACAAGCGGGAAGAGCAAAATAAAAGATTGTAGGAATTATTATGGCACAACCGAATTATGATGTCTTAATCGGGCAGATGGAAAAGGCTGCTGAATCTGCAAGGGCTGCTAATGAAAAACGATATGAGCAAGCCATGTCTTTATATGAGGGAATTGTTCAGCGTTATCAACCTGGCGGAACATTTGAAGCTGCTCACGAACAATTACTTCAAACTCAGAAGAAACGAGATGTAGCTGGTGGTCAGCAAGCATTAGTAAGTTCTGGATTATTTGGAACTACCCGTGCTTCTGGACTTGGTAGAGCTTGGGAAGAGCAAGTAGGTGGGCCTTCAAGATTGCAACGTAGCGATATTCTTGCACAGAGATTGACTCAGGCTGAAATAGGTAAGGCAGGTCTTGTTGAAAGACGTGAGGATGTCGGGCCTTCTTACTCAGATATTTTTAATATGGCTCAAGCAGCAGGTGCAACTGGTGGCAAAACAACTTCTTTTACAACAGCACCACATAAAACTCTGCACCAAGAAGCATTAGAGTGGGATGCAAGAGCATCAGCAGAAAGACAAGCATCATCGGCAGAAAGAATAGCAGAATTACAGGCTGAGGCAGCAAAACGACAACCAACAGTAGCAAGAGAGGCCACACCTACAAAAGAGGGTGGAACAACACAGTCGGGAGGAACAACAGATAAAGGTGGGGTTTCTCAATGGATTGCCCCCTCTCAAGGCCCACGACCAGGATTTTCTCCAAGTTATGTTAGAGGCAAGCTTATTGGATGGGTGAAACGTGGAGGTGTTGCACCATCAGGCAAGACTCAAATAGCAACTACTTCGGAATATGCAAAAATTCAAGAAGAAATGAGAAAAAAATATCCAGGTAGAGGGTACTAATGTCTCTTTTATCAATTTCATTACGAGATGGGGATTGGGTAAAGGTTCGTCAGATACTTCAACATATCTCTCATCTACAACTTGGTATTGATTCTACACCAACATTTGCTGGATTTACACTTTCTAAAACTTGCGAAGTTGCTGCCGGATTAAATATTTTACGAGTTACTGGTCTACAGGTAGATGGAACTGCTATGACCGGTACTCTGCGTGGTGCTTATGTTGATATAAGCAACGGCAGCACAGCGGCGACTGGCACGATAAGAGCAATGGAGCTAAAAGCTCGTACTGAAGCTCCTGGAGATATTGGTAGTGATGTAAATGTTCTTGAAGGATTATCAATCAGTGCTGACTCCAAAGACCACAGCGTTACTACGATGCGAGCAGCGGAGTTTATCCTTGATGGCTCAACTGGTGGCACAATCACCGAAGCAGTTGGATTAAGAATAGCAAACAATTTACAAGCGAATAAAGCTACAACTTCTTATGGCTTACAGATTTATCGAGATAGTTTTGATTATACAGCAGATATACAACTCTCAGGTGGTGGAACAATAGGTGGTTTATCTGGAGTTATGCAACTCTCATCTGCTGGTTTGTTGGAAATTGCTGATATAACTGCAACTGGAACAGGAACATTTGCTAATGTAGTTGTCGAAAATACAAGTCTCCCTGCTGGAAATTCAAGAGCTATAAAAGTAAATCATCGTAAGGCTGCGGCAGGAGGTGTTTTATATGGAATTGATGTTGATGTAAGACATGATGTTTCAGGAAGTTCAAGTAGAGTAGTTGCCTTAAATCTTAACGCACAGATTTCTGATGGAACATTTGCGGATAGCCAAAGAATTTTGGATTTTTATGGCACTATAAGTGGAGGTTCATTTACTGGTATTCGAGGGATGCAAAATGCTATTTATGTTTCTGGTTCACCAACTTTTAGTGCTGATTTAGTTGGTGCATGGAATTCTATCACGGTGGCAGCTACTGTAGATATAGGCGGGGATATAATAGGACAAGAATTTACTATATCTGATTATGGAGCTACAGTTACCGGAGATGTGTATGTTTTAAAATTTGCTGGTACTGGTGTTGATTATGGAATATGGGACAGTTCTGGTGGTGATTGGGTTTTAGATGCTGATAATCAAAAACTTTTATTTGGTGCTGGTCAAAACTCCTCTATATATTATGATAGCACTGATTTAATTATTAAAAGTGATGAATTAGATACAGGTTCTTGTATAATTAATGGCCTTACCATAGATAAAGATGCAAACTTAACAACAACTGGTACAGCAAAAACAGGAAATTTAGGTATAGGCAAAATTCCCACCGTAGCTTTAGATGTAACAGGTGCAATGAAAGTATCTGCAAATGCAGATATAACTGGAATAACAACTCTTGGCGATGGTGGAACTACAAATTATGCTCAATTTTCTG